TGCGCTGTGCAGTTTCAAGAAGGTCAGCCTTGTTCATCTTCCTCATGCTACTTCGATATGAATTACATTGGGCAGTAACAATTGTTTCTAAGGCCACAAGAGTCATTTGACCTGACTCTATCAAGTCCTGAATCTGTTCCTCACCTGTGCGCTCTACAGGTAGGGCCAAGTGTTCTACCAACCGTTGCACTGTGCGGCGTAGTTCTGTGAACTCATCATTATCTTCAAGCGCATCATCAAAGTTATCAAACAACTCTTCACGCGCTACTTCAGCCATTTCGGAATCAATAAGTGTCCTCAAGTCATCCCGAAGTATAGATGTTATCTCACGTCTTAAGTCAAGACGCTCCGCCACATCATCTGCGATTTTATCTGTATCTATATCTAAATCTGTAACATCTACTTCAATCCAAGCCATGTTTATTCCTCCTCACCTATCTCTGTTGCCAATGTGTATGGTTCTTCACCAATCACATCTGTAATCAAATCATTCATCGCCGCGAACTGTAGCAGTTCAGCCACAGCCGGTGACGCGGGCTTCATGTTTAGCACCGCACCCTTCGGGTGGTTGAGTGGGTCAGACCCTTTCGGGCTTGACTCAATCACCATCTGCATGATGTCACCGTACCTGTATAGTGTAGCGGGAATGTATAGTGTGTCACCACTTGCAGGTGATTGGTTCACCGCCTCTTGCGAGGAAAGCCATTCATTCAACTCTTGCGGAATACGATACTCTGCGGCCATACCATACTTCCGTACGTACGCAGAGTTCTCATTTACATTCGGCCCGAGGGCTTGAATGTGCATCAGTGTGTCACTGTATGTACATCTTATTTGCAATCTACTTTCATGTTTCTGTTCTTGTTCTGTTGTCATATCATCCTCTCCTTCAATCTTAATTCTGCTATTGGTTTAAATATAAAATTCATTCTTCCTCTCCTTTCTTTCTTTGTACGGGTGTGAAGTGGGTAATGCCTGAACCATGTGGTGGCAACTTGCCCGTCTTTAGGTAGAACTTCTGTGCTAAGAACTCGGGCGCAGTATAGAATCCATCACTACGTATGAATGCTCTCCACTCTTCCATCGTTGCTACTTCAGTCATTCATTCACATCCTTGAGTCTTTTCGGTTTTCTTTTCTTCTTCTTCGTTAGACCGTGGTAACAGGCAGCACACGTAGTGTCGTCAGGATGCTCACGGAAGAACTGATACGCGGGTTTGTACTTACCACAGTCACAGCACTGAATCTTGTTTTGTGAAGGGCGTGTCTTGAGGTCAAGCGCCGAAGCATGACACATGGTACATACACCCAAGTTCTCCACCATGAGTTCTTTCGGGTACTCGCCATCACAGTTCGGACAGTATTCGGTGTGTAGTGTTGAGTCTTCATCCCATGTGATTAAGTCCGTATGACAAGTGTTACAGTACGAATCGAATATGTCCGTGGATGTACAGATGGGGCAGACTTCATCCTCTTCCTCCTCTATAGGTTCGGCATCGAACGTGTCTTCCCTCAACGCTTCAAACTCCTCCTCAACTGCATCGGCGAGTGTCATCATTTTTGTGTCATCTACATCTCCGATGTCCACCCATTGTGTGCTTCCACCCCAATGGTTACCACCCCCGTAGGAAACTTCTGCGATTAACATCTCGCCCAAAGGGATGCCACACACCTGCGCGATGTACTTCTGTTGGGACTGTGCCTCGACAGCATGGTGACAGTGAGCATCACGAACCCACTTGGTTAGAGTGGCGGCATCAGGCCATTGTTCACGTGACTTCTCATCACCAAGGAGATAAGCAAGGATAGCCAACTGCACACCCGTACGACCATGCCCACCTGCACACTGACAGGAGATACGCTTCATACCATGCTCACGTATGTCATTGACGAGTGCATACCAAAACTCCTTACCGACTCTTGGGATAGAGAAGTCCGGCCAGTCAAAGGAAATCATTAGTGGCTCATCATCCGTAAGTGTGTCAGCACAAGACCAACCCTCGGGAACCTCTGTCTTCTTCTTACCCCATGAGCCAAGTGTTTCACTCGGTCCCATCGCAAGGTCGGGTGGTGGATTCATCTTCTGCCAACCGCCGTCACGGTTACGCCCACCCGCGAACACTTCGATGTCACCTACGGTGAACACAAGTTTCTGACCCGTATGGCAAGGCGGCTTGGGCGTGTAACCAAGGTAGCCTATGCCTGTGGTCTTGTGACTGTGTGTTTTACAGAAACTCTTACCCTTCGGTGCATCGTTATTACAGTCGTGTTTCACACATTTCTTTGATTTGTTTTTCTTTCCTTTTCCCATATTTATTCCTCCGTTAGTTGTTCTTGTAGTTGTGTAAAGAACTCTATCGTATTCTTGTTCACACCCTTACCATTACTCGTTGACTTGCCCTTGAGTGTATCTATCGGTGCAACTTGTTCGGGTACGATAACAGGTGTGTTCGTGACCTTTGATAGTAGTTCGATTCTATCCTTTGTTGGTAGTCTTGACACGACCTTGCTTATCATCTTCATAACGTACACTCGTACGTTTTCATTGGTGGTAACAGCGTTTGAGATATTGAAACATTTCAACAGTTCATCAGCGTCGGGTGTATCATTACTGGCCTTGATGTCTTCCATTGTTTTGACGACCCACTCCTCTGCTTGGGTTAGACTTGACCCCTCATTCTCTTGCACGGGCCACATGTCATAGTGCAAGCCCATATCAACGAAGGACAAACCCATTTCTGCTGTCGCTTCATCCAGTGCTTGTTGATACTGTTGTGCCGCTACTACCTCCAACGTAGTTATGTGTGAACTACAAACCTCACACTTTTCGTGTCCACAGGGAACGAACTTTGCGCTTCCCGGTTGTGTTGCTTCACCACCACCACTGTGTAGTAGATGCCCCTTGCCACGTGTAACCATTTCATTGATACTATCTTTGAGTAGTTGCGGCGCCGCCTCATCAAGCATGATGGGTGTCTTCTTCCACTTGCTGTTACCACGACTCAACACATACTGCATTGTGTCAGCAACGTCGTGTAGTTCAGGTCGAACACCTCGCTTGGACACAGCGGCGCGTGCGGCGTAGTACACATTGAACATCTGTTCAAGGTCAGGTTCACAACCGTCAACGGCTGTGGACATGTCCATCGTGGACTTCTTGACGAACTTGTTGAAGAACATACCATTGTTGTGTACTGCATTCTTACAGATGTTTACTGATTCGATGAGAGACAGTAGTGTGACCTCGCAAGGATTCTTCACGAACTCACCGGACTTCAAGAGTAGAGCCTGTCCTTTCTGTATGCTCTCCATGTACTTCGTACCACCGTACGATGATGACCAACCACTACGGAACATACGTACAAGCCATTCAAAGACACCATGCATCGAAAGCATGGTCAGTGGTGTCTTCTCCATTGTGTAGTAGTAGTGCTGTCTGACTTCAGGAGGTGATGTCACTTTGTAACCATCACACTCCACCCACTTGCCCTTGAAGATAGCATTGAGTGTACCGAACACATCGGGTGTGTTGGAACGTCGCTGACCCTTTGCATTTCTCATCTCACCAAGACCCACAGCCAACGTTGCATTGACAAGCCAACCTGCATAGACACCGCCCAAGAAAGCAGTAGTCTTCGGGTCGCTCATAGGAGCGGCGGCGAACTGATGAAAGTGATGACCGAGGTGGACATACATACGAGTCCAGTGATGCAACCCAACAGTGAGTCCTTCCTTGAAGTCGTTGATGTAGTCCACCGGGTCGTATGGACTTGCCTTGTATTTTGGGTTGTCAACAACCCAACCCGTAGCAGGTTCGACCCATGTGCTACCCACTGTTACATCATTGATGATGTATGGAACTTTGTAAGAACGTGCTTGAGCGGCGGCGTGTGATGCCATGTTCCCATCAGGATGACTGATGACGAAACCCTTTGGCAACTTTTGTCGTAGCCTCTCTTCAAGGGAAGCACTGTAGTCTTCCATGTCACCCTCGCAGACAAACACTTCAGTAACCTTGACCTTGCCCTTTGGAACGAAGCCCTGTACAGTCACACCCTTGGGTGGTGGATTGATTGGCTGATGCCCTGCACAACCACGAAGTTGAGTGATGTAGTTCTCTGTACGAACCATCATACCTGTGTGCATGGTATCGAAGATACCATCATCACCATCAGCCTTGACTACATTGTTGCCGTTGCTGTCCTTCAGTAGTGAAACAAACTCTAACTCATAGTGAGCAGGGTCCATGTCGAGTGTCTTCCACATTTGTCGAAGCCATTGATGACGACCTGATACTGGTAGGGTGATTTTCAAACCATCGAGTGCCGCCGTGATACCATCATTGTCACGACCCATGACGATGTAACCCTGTGTGTGTTCACCTGTTTCAGCGTCGAACACACCGGGAGCCATGACAGCGGAAGCATGAGCATTGATGAAAGGTTGTACGATGATACATCCTTCAGGTTCACACAGACCATGCTTGTATAGTGGCGGGTCAGCCGTGTCCTTACTGAACATGACTTCCATGATACGGATTAGATTCACTTCCAGTTCGGTCTTACTGAAAACAGGCAAGGACTCAAGAACACCCGGTCGTGCATTGAGTGGGCATACACGAACAAAGAGTGCCAAGTCGTCTCCGTAGTCGAAGATATCCCATGCCTGTTCTGCCTGTTCGGTTGCGTAGTGACTGATGAGTTTGTTCTTCACCATCGACAAAGCGTGTGCTTGGCTGTTGTACTTTGGTAGATGGATAGTGTGTGTCTTGAGTGGCCTGTATCGTCTTTCGATAGCATACGATTCAAAGACCTGACCGTATGTATCAAGGTCCCCTGCTTTTTGACTTGCGATTTTGTCTGTCATATTTCTCAATCTCCTTCAATCCTAATTCTACTGTTGGTTTAAATATAAAATGATTCGGTGGCCCGGTTTTATTCTCTCCCCAATACCTTATTCTCTGTTACATGTAAGTCACCGAGTGTCCATCGGAGTGCCATGATTACACCCTCAAGTGCCTTGTAGTTACGCATGTGTTCGATGCGTTTTCTCTTATTCTTTGCGCGTTGCATGAGTGAGTAGTGTCTGTTCTGTTCACGCTCGGCTTCATCTAACATACGTAGTATGTCATCCCATGACTTGTCGTATGCAAAGTTCTCACTGTCTTGGTGGTCGTTCATTCTTCATCGCCTCCTAATGTTCCATCGGATATTGCATACAGAACATCTAAGGTGGTCATGCCATTCCCCGGATGTGTGAATGAAGGAAATATCTTCCATACAACACTCTCTTATCTCACGCTCGTCAGTCATTTTATCCACCCCTGTTTACCCATGCTCGGTAGTCTGCTTGTTCCTTAGCCGCTTGCATACATTCACGACACAACTCATGGTAACCGAATTCATCTGCGGGTATGTCTTGCTCGCACCCTTCACAATAGAATTTGTCAGGCATTCCACCAAGATGTTTTGCTTTACTCATGCGTTCACCTCCATGATGATGCAAGCGTCACAGTAGATGCCCCACTTTGATACGCAGTTCGGGCATGGTTTGCCTTTGAGGTCACAGGTAACACACATATTTAGTCCTCCTTCATGATTTCTTCATACAACGATTTGGAGAAACGGAGGGCTAACTCTCGCCACTCGTCGTGCTGTGTAGCCAAACGTTTGGCTAAAGTGATTAGTTCTTGCTTGCTCATATCTTCATAGGTTCTATTCATTCTTGATGCCTCCCTTTATCATTGTAAAGAACGAACCATCCAACGCTTCAAGTGCTTGGTAAAGTTTCTGCATGGCATTGGCATTCATCACAACTTGTTCTTCATGCTCTGCTTGCAACGCTGTTAGTTCAGCAGATAGTTTCTCCAACTCATCCATGAGTGTCCCATTGATATGGATTAGATACTCCACCTTACTATTGAAAGTCCTACCTTCAGCCACCATGATGTTCTCTTCTTCACTCATTGTTATCCCTCTCTTCTCTACATTCTTTCAGATGCTTACGCCAAGAAACTATCTCAAGATGGATGGTCATTCTTCCTCACCATCCTTCAAGGTGAAGGCCATGTTGTACTGACCATCTCCTTCTTCCCATGTGAACTCATAGAGTCCTTCACTGATGTCCAGTAACTGTCGCCCTGTGAAGTGCGGGAAGCACGACGCCAGTATCTTAACACGAACTGCTTTGTTCTTGAACTCTTTATTCCAGTCACTTGCCCGTGACTCCATTTGCATAGCCACAAAGTTTGGATGGACAAAGCCACTGTTGTCCCATGCTACTGCTATTCGTTTCTGCTTTTCGATTGACATCAATCTAAATTCTACTGTTGGTTTAAATAGAAAACAGATTTTTGGTGTCAAAAACAAATGTCTTATTTGCTTGTGGTGCTGGTTTTTAGTCACGCGTGACTTTGCTCATGGTAGTAGCCCTACATCATTCCAGCATACATCACACCACGTTGATTCAAAACGCCCAACTCCCTCTGTGACCAGTGCATTACGACCGCAATCGGGACATAGACGACGAGTTCGCAACTCTCCATTGATTAGTTGTAGTGTCATTACTCTTCCTCTTCATCATTGAGTACAGCACTGTCCAACGCAATCATGAACCATGAGCGTGTGCTGATGGTCACATTTCTGTAGTGAAGTCGAACCCGAGTGAATCCGTGTCTGCCATTGTGTGCAATCAAATCATCCTTCTTCACTTCGTGTCTTAGGTTGGGCGATGCCTCCGCCACCATGATGGCGTCACCCGACCACAACCCTTCCAACCACTTGGCATTACCAAGCATCAATCTCACCATTTGCCCACGCTTGAACGTGTCTTTTGCTTCATTCCAATCTTCTATTCCTTTCATTTTCCGAACACCTCCTTGTGTCCACACTTCTTGCATTCAAGAACCGCTCTTTCTTTTTTTGTATACCTACCACGCTGTGGCTTTTCGTAATGAGTGAGTGAAAACTCTCCGCCTGTACACTTCGGACACTTCATCCATGTCCCTCCTTGTCGGGGTTGAACTCATCAAGAATCTCTTGGCTTGGGGTTGGAATCATCATTCTAATCTTATTGAATCTCGTCGTTGGTGTGTGGAGTTGTCCCTTGTTCTTTCCATCCCTGTCATCTCTATGATTTTGAATAGTCTTGTACGCTTCTGCACACCTTTTACCTTTGCAGAACTTTGCCGTGATGGGTTGTGTTGCTTCGATTGGTTCACCACAATACAAACAATCGTGACGTTCTCTCAACATTTCTTTGCACACATCACTACACCATGTTTGTTTTGAAGTTTTCAAATGCCAAAACTTCTCTCCACATGCCTCACACGCCACCGCTTTAACCAACCCGATTGATTTCTTGGCATCGTTTCGGCCTCGGTCCTCAATCCATCGCAAACCTTGTGCCTTACAAGAATCACAATATCTGTCGGTCTTTCTCCGTGGTGTAAATTCTTCTTCACAGAACTCACAAACTTTTGGTTCAAGATAGAGATGGGATTCTACAAGATTACCGCGCAAGTCCCACTTACGATGTTCAACGACTTTTTGCCCTTTTTCTTTTCGTAGAGCATCCCAATGTGCGTGTTGTTTCTTTTTCCTTTCAGCCCTGCACTCGGGACAATCGCTTGCTCTTGCTAAACCGCCTTGGAAGAATTGTTTATCACAATCCGGTTTTGCACAAGTGCGCCACATGGTATGAGGACAAATGTGTGACCTTTATGAATGTGACGAAATGGGACTATCACGCTTGCGTGTATCAGGGGGTCCATTCTTGTGCGCGGTATGTCCCATCGGGTTGGTAGTGCATCAAGTATAGTGTGGGCGCGTTATTACCAAACCATCTATCCCATGCTTTGAGGAATGCGATAAGAGCAGGTGTGAATCCTTCAACATAC